GTCCTCATTACTAAGCACCGTACCTGAAGTTTGTGGAATTAGAAGTTCCGGCCCGCGCTCGCCCACGATGTAGGGCCTGTTTGCGCTGACTGGGCCGCCATCTGCTCTAAAAAGTAGACCTAATAAACCGCTTCCGCCTGCGCCGCTTCCATTTCCTACTGCACCAATTGCTTTTGTAACCGCCGCCAAAATTAAGGCTTTGCCCACCGCAGCAAGAATGTCTGACGCTAGAGCTTGGAATGCTTCACCTAAAGTTTGAGTACCTTGGACCGCTCCAATAAGTGCGTCCGTAATGCCTGTGCTTAGTTGTTCACCTACATCGGTGGCAAGCTGCTTACTAAACCCTAGCTCTTTGTTTAAATTTGCAGCGTTTTCTACTGCTTCATTCTTCTTAACCGGTAACTTGCCTAAAAGTATGGCGATTTCCTCTAGTTCTTTTTTAACTTTTTGAATTGTTTCTAAGTCCTGTTTATCTGCATCTACTCCTTTAAGTTTAGCCAACTGTATTTTAAGCTCAACATCTAATACTTCAAGGTTTGCTTTTCTAAGCGCAAACACTGATTCAACTCTTTGGATAGCGACTGCTTGTGCTTCACTACGTCCTTCGGCTTGTAGTTCAAGTACACGCTGTTGTGCATCTAAAGCGTCTTTTTGCTGTATAAGCAAACTGTTTATTGTACGCTCATCTTCAAGTCTTATATTGGTTACCTTAGCCAACTCTGCTTCTTTGTTTTCTGCTTTTAGGATGTCTAGACTTTTTAGTCTCTCTGCGGTTAATTGGCGCTGGCGCTCTATTAAGCTATCAAATGCTACGTCCACTCCAGTGGTGGGTACGCTGCCTCCGCCTATAGCTGCCAGTGGGTTTAGCTGCTGAGGGGGTTTAGCTTTGTCTAGCTTTAATCTTTCGTCTCTAATTGCGTCAATTACTGTCTGAACTTGTTGGGCTGCTTCAAAGGCACCAGCGTTCACTAGCAGTAAGCGTGTTGATTCTTGTTCTTGCTTTAATACATCCAAGCGAATTTTGGCTATGGCCAGTTCTAGATCAAATCTATTAGAAGCGGTAACTTCATTAGCGCGTGCGATGTTTAAATTTATGTCTTCTATCCTACGTGCAGTATCTAAGTTTAGTTTTGATACTTGTTTGGCTATCTGTACTTTGAATTTTTCGCCCTCTAGTTCTAGGTTTAGTGTTTCAAACGCGGCGTCACGTTTAATTTGTGCTTTTTTCTGCTCTGCGCTTAACTCAGCTTCGGCAATAGCTCTAAAAGCATCATCAACTGTCTGTGCAGTTGCCGCAAGCTCAGGTCGCGTTCCAGCGGAAACAGCAGCCTCTTGTTGCCGTTGGGATGCGGCTCTATTGGCTGCTCGTAGCTCTGAAAGTTGGTTGGCAGCACGCTGATTTTCTATTTCGTTTGCTTTTTGTATGCCTTTTATGCGTAAAGCTAGGATACGTTGCTCGACACTTTCGCGAATGTTGCCTAAGTTTTCTTCATAAGATTTTAAAATGTCGGCGCGTTGCTTATCGTAATTTGTTTGCAATTCTTGCTGTTTTTGTACTGCCTGTGTAAAATTGTTCGCAACAGACGAGGCGGTAAGTTGGGCGTTTAAAGTATTTTGTTGCCGCTGTAATTTAGTTATATTATCTTGGATCTGTTGTTCTGAGGTAATACTTTTATTTTCTACTTTACTTGCACGAGAACCCTTAAATGTTTCAACTATACTGAGCAGTTCGTCGGGGGCAAGTAGAGATAAATAATTGGCAGCGGCGTCTCCTGTGCGGGTGCTCTTTCCTTCTTTGCCGAACCTTTCTTTTACTACTTTTTCAATAGCTTTAGCTATTTGTTTATCAAATTCTTTTAGGTCTTTGTTTGATAAATCTTTGCGTAAATTTTCAGATACAGTTCTTCCTAATTGTACTTTAAGTCCTTTATTTACAATACCAAGTACATCACTTAAAGGCCCAGCTGCTATAGCTTCTAGTGCTAGCTTAAGCTCTCCAAAAAGTTCCGCTGTTCTTTGTGTTTCTAAGCCTAAATTTCGTAAACTGTTTATTCCTTCCCTGCCGATTACTCCGTTTATTTTTTCTTGTAGTATATTTGAAGCTTTTTGAGATTCGCCCACTGCAATAAGCGAATCTACAGTTTTCTTAGTTGTTTTATCTAGTAAACTAAATTTTTCATTTAATGCGTCTAAGTTTTTAAGGGGGTCTTCTAGCGCCTTGGCTGTGTCTTGGGCGGATTTTACCAGCTCGTCAAAAGCAGTACCTAGTGCCGTGCCTACCAGTGATAGCCCGAAGCCAAACTGACCTCCTGCAAGCCCACCTAACCCTCCACCAGCAGCACCACCTAATGAAGCGCCAATCCCTTGTCCGAAGAGTAGTGGGAACGCTCCACCGATAATTGCGTTACTTGCGGCATCCTGTAATTTTTTATTTCGCTCTATGCGCTGTTTAGCCGCAGGACTGCCTGGGATGCCTACCGCACCACCAACTGGGCTAGTCTGGCCTGTAAGGGTTAAAGCTTGGCTTCTTGCTTTGCGTTTATCGGCTGAAGCTTTTAAACGCTTGTCAAAATCATCTAAGGCTTCTTTGTTATTTCGCTTGATGCGTTGGAGCAACTCATCCTGTTTTTTGCCTTCTATTTCTGCCGCCTCTAAAACGGCGTCTATTTTTTCAGTGCGTAACTTTCTAATGAAATTTCTTTCAATGTTGAACAGTTCGTCTTGGTATGCTTTTAATGCTGCAAATTCTTCTTGATTGGCTTTGCTTTTTAGTGCAGCGTCTTTTGCGATATTTTCTGCGCGTCTGGTGCGGTCTTCTTTTTGGCGGCGGGCGGGACTTCTGTTGTCAATACTGGAGCTAATTGCCTCACCGCGCGCCTCTGCAGCTAAAGCTTTGACTTCGTTAGCGCCACGAACCAGTGCTTCCTGAGCGTCTACCTGCTTGTTTTTTTCTTCTGCGGTTTTCCTATTTAAAGCAAGCAACGCCTCCTGAAGTTTTATGTCATCTTCTTGTACGGCCCTGAGCCTTGCAACACGGCCCCCTACTGCGGAGCTTTGGCCCACTAAAGATTGATCTGCCCCAAACGTAGAAGCTGCACTTGGGCCTATAGGGTCTGGGAACTGAGTCCTTTCCCTTATCCCCGCAGAAGCTAGCCTAGCTTTTCTCTCATTTTCTGCTACCTCAGCAAGCAACTGGGCACGTTCTCGTAAACCCGCGTTTAAATTTCGGGTTGCGTTAAGATAGTCAACTGCAGCTACTTTTGCCTCGGATGTTTCTAAGGCAACTTCGTTAAAATTAGACGCGGCAGAAGCTAGTGCCCGGTTTAAATTATTTATATTTCTAGGTAAACCCTGCCCAAACGTTTCTAAAAATCCGTTTACATTTTTTACTAGCTCACTGGTTTGCTCAAGCTTGCTCTTAAACCTATTAAGCTCTTGTGCGCCTTTTACTGCTATCTCAATTTCAGCTCTGTATGCCACGATCCACAGCTGGTACGTCGTTTTCTATTCTAGGCCCAGAATGGGTTACCTTCGGCGGCGGGCTTTTTCCATTTCCTTCTCTTGGTCCTCGTTCAATATTTGGAAATAGGCGCTCCAGCCAATTAGCTCTTCGGCTGTCATTGTGGTGCGGACTTCGGTCAAGCTCATGCCAAGCTCCTTGGCCACGCCAAACTGCAGCATGAGCCAGTTGTCTTTACGAAGTTCCGCGCTTAGGATTTTGGGTCCATTGGCTCTTCATCGTCTTGAAGAACAGCAAGCATCAAAGATTGCAAATCTTTGTCCTTCACCTCGTTCTTTAAAACGTCGATTTCACCAGCTGAAAACAAACGCTTACCGTTTTCATCTTGGGCTTTAGACAGCAGTAGTTGCAGTGCGAACGCGCCAGCGTCGTCGGACTTTGCTTGCTTTTGGGCGCGTTCTCGTTCCGCCATTGTCATAGGCGTTACCCACATCTCAAATACTGAGCCATCGGAAATCTCGACTTCGCGTTTTACTGGCTGCAGGTTTGCCGCTTTACGCAGGCGGTCGATTGGGCGAAGTGTCCCAGCCATAAATACTACATTGACTTAAAGTCAATCTAGCGTAGCGCAATAAAAAACCCCGGTTTTTGCCGGGGTTTTCTTACTTAATAAGTTTTAAGTTATGCGGTTGCGCTGAGGTCAAACACTGGCGTGCTGGATGGCCTGAAGTTTACAGCCACTGATTGGGCATCATCAGGGTTGACATTCATGCTTGCAGAAGTAAGCACTGCGTCAAACTCGATCGAGCTACTAAGGGTGTTACTTACAGTGCCACCGCTGAACACCTCGTTGGTGTAAAGTTTAAAGCCTGCACCTGTTTGATTGCGCTGGAGAACGTCATCTATAATGCGATTGCCCAAAGAAGCGTCGTTATCGGTCATGTAGATTGTTGCGCTTCCCGTGCCATCGCCGAAGCCGGAGATGTAAGTGCGGAAAGGCACGTACTGGCCAGGGGTTTGGCCGATGCTTGTAACGTCAAGCTCTGCCCTAGTAATCTCGAAATTCCAGTCCCTTACTTGACCGATGACCGTATAGGAGTCATAAGCAACCTGGAAGGCATTTGGAGATACAGCTGTGCCGTCATCTGACAGCGTTACGGCAGAACCGCCATCGGTTGCGGAAACCTGAAGTGCTCCAGTTGCAGCGTCGTAGCTACTGACGTAAAAGGTTGTGGCGGTGGAAAGACCACTTGGGAGTGTTCCACTGCCAGCCAAGTGCGTTGTAGTATTTACAACGCTGAATTGCACTGGGTCACCTACCTTGAAGTTCAGATAGGTTTTTACGGTGATCGTGTCAGTACCTACATTTACGTCTGTTTCGGCAAACGTATCTGTAGTACCGGCAGGTTTGTAGTAGAGGGCACCTGAAGTGCCGGACAGAACGGTGGTGGCCATTGGTACGCCAAAAATTAA